GAACAATTTTCTCATTACAGTTACAACATTTATCGCTTTTAGACTTCATTATGTTTCCTCCAAACAAGATGGCTGAATGATAATTTGTTCGGGCACATCTCCAAACTCTTGTCTAATTCTAAGCCTTAACAAGTTGATGGAGTATTCCCGATCTGCTTTGCAATCAGCCAAAGTTTCATATTTTACTTGGCTCTCATGTAGTAAACATCGTGTAATCCCATCACTATGCTGACTACCCGTGATCCAAACCACACAGATATATACAATCATTTTCGACATAATTTTGCTACTTTCACATATATCTTTTCAAACAAAGTCAACTCCCTTGTGGGAGTTGCATTGTTGATATGAGCAATTAAGTTTCTCATAAATATTTTATTAAACTGCGATTTGTTCTTCATCGTCTCTGTGGCAGGGATTCCATCTTTGCTGGATTTCCTTGCACTCCTCAGCACTGATATCATACGATTGTAAAGCCTGGGACATGACACGATCTGCCGTATCTGTCCAAACTTTTGCATTAAGCATTGCCCAAATCCACGCACCAATTTCCCTCTCCTTCACAGTATTATTGTAAGTTTGACTATCTCCAAGTATATGCCCAATCTCATGTAAAGCTGACACATAATAACCCGTATTTTTAGTTGGTCTTATGTGAATATGCTTTTTACTAACATTAGCATAGTAACTTGGGACATCAGCATCAAGTGATTGATAGCTGACGGATATATGATTTTCTGCACATAGTTGTTGAATGTGCAGTGCCATATCAATACGTCTGACTAGTTGAGACATGTGCACACTCCTCTTCAGCTATAATATCACGGACATATTCTTCCCAGTGTTCGCCATAATCTTTTTTAATTTTTGCAATAGCTTGCTCATTTGTCATGCTATCTACGTTAAGATAAGAATAAAAATCCTCCATTACTCCTATCATTTTATCTTTATATCTACTCATATACTTGCTCCTTATGATAGTTATATATAATAAGAGATAGCAATCATTACATATGCAGTCAAGCATAAAAAATATTTTTTAACATTCAGTGATATTACTTCTGGTCCAGATAGTCGTATGGTTACGTCTGACTCTACCATATTCTATTTCTTTTGCTGCCCTGGGATCGTCTTCGAATAATTGTTCGGATTCATCTGGCTGCGTCTTTTTTGCCATTATTTTTTTTGTGTAGGCACGCAAAGCATTGTACTGTCTTGATTGTTTAGAGTATCTGCCCTTCTTAGACATTATCTGTTGCTGTTGACGCTTCGTATTCGCCTTGGGACATCACACCATCGGTGGTTCCGAGCCATTTTCGACCACCCGAAGCGGTAAATGAATACTTCCCGATTCTTGCTTCTTGGATTAGTTCCCGAACAATTCCGTCAATACTACGCTGCGTTAAGTTATTTAAGACTGTTGGTGCATCACGATCAGAGTGTAATCGCTGAATGATAGCATCTGCTCCCGACTGTTGTGTCAACGCTCTGCCCTCCCTTTCACAGGTTGCAATCCAAGCAAACAAAGCGTCCTTCTTAATTTCACGATTAGAGCCAGAATGTAATCGCTTTATCTCCTCAGTCTTATCTTCTAGTAATCCAGAATAACTATTTCTAACAAAATGTCTAATGTTTCTGTTAGCAGGACCATTACTTTTTACAACTGCCCCGTCAAAACACCTATTACGCTCATATTCTGTGCCTATATCCATGCAACGTCTACGCCCAGTAGCTTCATCAACTTGCCACAGGGCAAAGGCACATCTGACACCATCAACCAGTGCTGACGTACCACGGATAAGCAATCTTGCCTGCTCAGGCGTATTAATAATTGTATCATCTTTTACCTTAGTCATGTGGTGACACATAACAACTGATGCACCAGTTTCAGTTCCGATCTGTGCTAACAAGCCAGTAAGTGCGGCTCCTGCGGCTGGGTCTGCATTTACATCTGCATGAACAAACGAAGCCAACGGATCAAAAATTATTAACTTCAAGTTATTCATTTGCAACATTTGTTCGTAAAGTTTATCAAATTCATCACTGGTCCTATAACCATCTCGTGTCTCTTGCAGTATAGGAAACACACCACCTACGTTAGGCAAAGACACCACACGCAGCTCGTGTTGATAATTAAATCGCAAATTGTTCGTATCCAGGCGTTCAATTCTCCTGTGCATTTCTGCTTCATCGTCCTCTGCCGTAAACACTACAACATTGCCAAACTCACCTATTGTGCTACCAAAACTCTCAGCTAAGGGCTGACCTGATGCGACTTTCATCGCTAAATCCAGTGTCATCATACCTTTACCAGCATCCCCTGCTGCTGAGAAAATTATGGGCACGCCCAATGGAAATGTACCATCAACTAAAAACTTTTGTTCGGGTGCCTGACCTTCGAATCTGCTGACCAGCAGGCTATCATCCAGTAAATTAATATTACGCTTAGTATGTTTAACAGTTGTGTTTAAAAAATGTTGAACATCGAAGTTCTCTGATATTGCATCAACTGCGTCCCAGCCCTCTGGTTTACCTCGTGGTGGCGTTAGTGTAGTAACCGATCTTGCACCAGCATTAAGGGCTAATTCCTGAACCAGTTCAGCAACTTTACGTCCTGCCGTGTCGTTATCGCCCCATATAATTAGTTCTTTGTCCTGTAAAGGGCTGAAGTCAAAACGACTGGCTGATTTACGAGATAACATGCCTGCACCTCCCATAGTGCAAGTAGCAGTATATCCAAGCTCATTGAGTGCATCTGCACACTTTTCGCCCTCGACCCATATAACTTTTTCCGATGCAGCTATGTTTGGTATGTTATACAAAGGTCTGACATCTGGTATCCTTGGGTAAGGGGAGTCTGTAAACTGTCTAAACTCTTTCTTTGGTTTACCATGACTATCCATGATTGGATTGC